GGGATAGTACCGGTACTCCTAAAGTAAAAGGCTCCCGGACCGGCTAATCTGTAATATTTATGGTAATATCTGTGGTATAATAGGATCAAGAATAGGAGGGGGAGCCACCGCCGAAAAGAAGCCAATAAACGAAGGTGCGGTTCCCTAGGGCAATCGGGCGGTACCTCCGAAAGGCGCTACCCGGCGGTTGTTTAGACGTGTTCCCGTGTAATGCAGTGAATAGCGGGGCGGGTTTCGTAGTATAATAGGAATACCTTACCCAGGAGGAAACGGTGAACAACGCCGCTTGGTCCGAGAAAGAGATACAGATTTTAAACTACGAGGGAGAGAGGGTCCGTCTTGGGTACGTAACTTGGTCTCAAGTCGCGCAAGCAAGTTTTTTGGGGCGCCGGTCGGCGGACGCGTGTCGTGTGAAGTACGGTAGTCTGAGTACGACCGTCCCGGCGTTTCCCTCCCTTGACGCACCGCTCGCTGCGGTTACCGACCCGTCTTTCCAGCAGTTGTTCGAGTTCCTCAAGGACACCCCCCGTTCCGTTGTCGCATTGTGTAACAAGTTCGACCGATCCCCGGCTACCGTATCCCGCCTTCTGGGGGAGATGGACGCTGCTGGGTACCTTGTGGCAACCGCCGGGGACCGTATTACCGTAGACGTCTCGTCCCGACCCAGGGTTGTACAACCGGTAATAGACTTGGCCTCGGAGTTGGGGGAAGAGTTCAATGTTGCTTTTGTCTCCGACCCACACTACGGGGACCGGTACAGTCAACCAACCGCCGTAGCCTCGTTCGTAAAGTATGCCAACGAGCGGTTCGGGGTTACCAAGTTCTTCCAACCGGGGGACCTCACGACCGGGGTGAACGTTTACCGGGGGCAGGCAGAGGACCTTATCCCCAGTACCCGCCCGTTTTCCCGGGATACAGCGTGGAAGTCTACCACCATGCAAGTACGGATCGCGGTTGATTGTCTCCCCCACGTCGCCGGGGTACAGTACTACGTTATGGGGGGGAACCACGACTGGGCGCACGTCGTATCCACCGGGATGGACCCGATCCGGATGTTCTGCAACCTCAGGGAGGACGCGGTTTACGGAGGGTACGACGTTTGGAGCATCCCATTAACCGACCGAGTCCACCTCCGGCTGTGGCACCCGAAGAAGTCGATCGCCTACGCGAAGTCGTACCATATGCAGAAAGCCATGGAGCAACAAGCGTTCGAGGCTCTCGGGAAGATCCTTTTGGAACAAGAGCAAGGCGGGGTCGTTTCGTCTATCCTGGCCGCTGGGCACGTCCACATTGCTATCTTTGTCCCAGAACCGCCCTTTTACGGACTCCACTGCGGGGCGTTTCAAGGTAAGACGAACCTTGCGAAACGGTTGGGATTGACCCCCCACGTCGGGGGAACGATCCTGCAACTCCGGTTCCGGGACAACGGGGACCTAGGGGAAATTGGGTTCCGATTCGTGCCGTTCCCCGAGCGCGCGGACGACTGGCGGGATTGGCCGGTACCTGGGGTGGATGAGTTTAGCACCGCCGACGGGAAGGAGTTACGCCGGGTATTCAAAGTGGAAGACCGTAAGGAAGGGAAGGAGCAGGATAAGAACGGGGGTATAATCGTACCGGGGGAACCGCCCCCGACCGTTGAGGGTTCACAGGAGGAATAACGTGCCGAATGACTTGGTCGTAGCCGGGATCTCCCTGGCGGGGTTCGTCGTACTGGTAGTCCAGGCCTTGAAGGTGTCTGGTGTCACCGATGCCGCGTGGTTGGGGCGAACACCGTGGATCACCGCGGGGGTGTTCCTCGCGTTGAAGTCACTTGAACACTTCCTCCCGGCGAGTGCGCCGTACATCGCGTACGCATTGGACGCCGTCGTAGGTGCGGCGGGGGCTATCCTCGGGTACTTCTACGCGTTGAAGCCGCTCGCCCACCGGTTCGGTGCCGTGGTTACCGCGACAGACATCGAAGAAGGGGAGTAGTACCAACCGATCGACAATTGAATAAGGCGTACCGGGGCGTGGCCAGTAGGCGACGCCCCTTTTCTTACACCAAAACGACCGCCTGGTTTGGCTTACCGACGAGGGGCCGGATCGACACGACGCAGTGGGAGAACACTCGAGTCCCGTTACCGGACCAGGTCATGGAAACCGTGGCCGCACCTGCCTCCGTCGAGACGGCGGACTCGGATTGGTTGGTTGGGCCGGTTTTCCCTGACCGTGCGTGGTATTGCTCCGTTTGGTTGGGACCCACGGACGGGTTCGTTCCGACGTTGTCCCCGTAAAACACGTGGTCGAGTACTAGGTCGTCGACGGCACTGGCAATCGCTATGTTCGCCTCCCCATCACCGTTTGGACCTGCACCCCCGGTGGACGACGACCGGATTGGGTTTGCAACGTCGACGCCCCTCACGACGACAAACCCTGCGGCGTGCTGCTCTGCAGCGCTGAAGGTAATCGTGAGTGTGCACGGCCCGACTTGCTGGGGGTTGTACAGTGCCCACAACTCCGACCTGTAATATGTGGCGTGGGTAAGGGCCGCAACCAGAGAAAAATCTTGTCCGACCAGGCGGACGGACGTCCCCGCCATGCCCCCGCCGGCCGCCACCCCAACGAAGACAGCGGCCCCGGCCAGACCCTGGGGGACGGTGCACTCTACGGTCAGGGACGACACGTCGGCGCTACCCGCTGCGACGCATCCGGACGTGACGACGGCTATGGTCACGGTCTAAACTCTCGCCGCCTGCAGGCTAACGGTTGCCCGGGTGACGACGCTGGCGCCGACGACGCCGTACCGGAGGACATCCCCCCGGGATAGGCACGTGCTCCAGGATGTCAGGGTCGTCTGCTGGGCCTTGAGGGCAGACGACGAGCGGATCGGTGACGACCCGACGATGACACTCGCTGTCGCCGGGAACCCGGCGTAGGTCATCCGACACAGCGTGACCTCGAGGGAGCCGGACGGGCTCTGGTAGATCCCCCACGCCGATAGGGTGCAGTTAAACGGCACCTCGACGTCCAGGGCCGAACCCGTTGGGATCACACTGACCCCGTCCCCGAGTACTACGGACCAACCGCCGGGGTTCAGCGCCTCAGGGTTGGAGACGACGTCCTGGTTCCACCGGGCGGCCGTGACCAGGCACCCAGTCATGAGCGTGGAAGGCGTTACGTAAGCCATTGTTCTCTCCTCAGTACGTCACCGTCGTTGTCGACCCGACTTCGGAGTACCCGGCAGTCCCCAACGCCCAGTACGCCACGTTCAGGGCAGGGACGACGAGCCACGTGCACTCGATGCTGTAGTCTTCTCTGACCTGGTACTCAACCCCGTTGACGTAGTAGTCGGCGTCGATCCCGGAGACCGTCTCCTGGAGGCGAATTCGGCTCCCCGGCTCCCCGTTCAGGAACGTTCGCATCAGGGCGTCCGACTCGTTAGCCAGGAACCGGACCGACTCCACGTCCGTGACGGGTGTCCCGAGGACGGATAGGACAAAGCCCGCCGCCGCCTGGCCGTCCAGAGCCGACTGCTTGTAGGGCATGTCTAGGTTTGTCTCGCTCACGACTCCTTGCGGGTCGCCGGCGACGTGCGTCGTAGGTTGGAAGTCCCGCACCGCCCGGCCCCGGGCTTGGAGGGTGGTGACGTACACCGGCACTGGGTTCTGGTTCACGATCGAGTACCGGATCGCCCGGCCACCGATGTCGGCGTCCAGGTTGACCCCACCGGACGAGGATAGGTAGATACCCAGGATGTGGCTAGCGGCGAGCGCCACGTCCCAAATGGCACAGTGTGCGTATGTACCTGGGAAGTTATTGAAATTTGGTATTGCATACAGCCGGAGGGATGGGGAAGACGCTGTCCAGGAGGTACCGAGGGTTGATGCCGGTGTACCAGTGTTGAACACCCCGTTCAAGTACGCGCTAGCTGCACGCGTTACAGAACTCCAAGCCAACGCAAAGTGATACCAATCAGTGTTTGCGGTTGGGAACGTCTGTAGCGTGACACTTGTTAGATGATTCACACTAGAGCGGATCTCAGCGATCTCGACGCTTGGCTTCCGGAATTGAATTGTCTGGTTACCATCCTCAGTCCGGAGGGCAAACATCCACAAATTACTGGCTGTCGTCCAAGCCGACGCGGAGTCTCCTTTTAACCATAAAGATACAGTCCCGTCCATCGGGCTGGAGGCCCACTTACACGTTGCTGACGTGAGTAAATCTACATGGTTGACGCCCCCAACTGAGAGCAGTGCGCACGTTGCTGTTCGGCCGTCGCCTATCCCGGTAGCCCCAACAGTGACCCCAGTATAACTACCAGACGCTACCCGAAGCGGGTCAGTCTCGCTGAATACACACGCGCCTCGAGTATTTCCCAGCGTCCAGTACCCGAGGAGGTGCGTCGGGCAGGTCGCCAGGACCCGCCCCTTCTGGTCGAACGTCAACTTGTCGGCCGACCCGGTCGGGGAGTAGCTAACCTGGTAGTCGTCCGGCGCAACCGGAACGAGGACGCTAGCGGCCCCCACTTTCCGGTCAGCCGCCGCTGGGTCGGTGTACTCCCCGAGGACCGTTAGACTCGCTCCGGCGGGGATTGTCGGGACGTACGTCAGGGAGAAGACGACTGGGCACGTTCCGGCGGCATCGACGTCGCGGGGGTGGACGGTGACCCCGACCCGGTTAGCGACTCGCGATTGGGGCCGGATAACCTCGAACGAGGTCATCGTATCGTTCAGGGAGGCCGAGGACGAGGCAGCCCGGATCCGGGAGTGCCGGTCCTCGAACACGAGTGTCCCGCCCACGGTCGAGTCTCCCCGCATGTATGCGTACCCCAACTCGCTATTCGTGAGGTTCGTCAATTCGCCGAGGAGAGTCGTCTTATCCCCCGTGCCGATGTCGCCGGCGTACGCTAGCCGCTCCTGGCCGGCGTTCAAGGCCGAGGCCGGTGGGAGGAGGTTTGCGGCCCCCACCATCTTTGCGATCGCTTCGTTCGGCGGGGTATTGACGAGCGTAGGCCACTGGGCCAGGGTGCGGTTACGGGCGGCGTCCTCGAACCAGTCGGTCACCATCACGCGGGTCCGCCGTGGGCCGAACTTCCCGGTCTCCGGGGCGATATCCTGCACCCTCCCCAGGTTGCGGTAGAAGACGCTTCCACTGTAGGCGAACTTTACTCGTGCCCGAATGTTAAGGGCAAATCCCGGCCGGAGGTTGGCGTGGTTTGGGGAGTAATAGCCGAGGAGTCCGCCACTGTTCCCGGGGTCGTTCCGGAGGTAGAACGACAGGAGGCCTGTCGACCCGACTCGGTCTAGGAACCGGTTCGACCGGATACCGTACTCCCCGTATGTGGTCCCGGTGACATCGGGGCTGATGTCTGTCCACCCGGCGCCACTGCCGCTTAGCTCTATTTCGATAGAGACTATCGGTTTTACGGTCACGGTTTACCCCGATAACGCCGACACGGCGTCGCGGAATCCTACCTTCACCTGTTGGGTATACCGGGCGAGGTCCTCCCGGAGACCCCCGACTGCCGCAACGATCTCCCGGTTCCCTTGAAGGTTCGCGGCGGCCTGGAGGGTGTCTCCAGCAATGGTGGCGTTGACGACCCGCTCGGCGCCTTTCACGGCTTGCGAGACCTGCCCGGAGACAAGGCCCATCTGCTCCGTAGCGACCGCACTTGTTGCTGCGATCACGACGGCCAGGTCCGACGCGGTTATACCTGTTACGGTGGCCTCGCTGTACGCCGTCCTACCAGATGTAGTAGTGCGCGTATTCCTGGCTTTCGACGACGAGGTACCCTTCCTCGTCGCCTTCGTCGGGGAACTGTAGTACACCGGGGAACTTCCCCCCGCGCCTCCGTCAGTCATCATACCCCCCGTAGCCCGCCTGGAATCCGGTACAAAACCGTCGGAGAGGAGTTGGCGGGTAACCGAGGCCGGGTAGACGTACCCGTCTACGATCATCTCGGCACCGGCTTCTCCGACGAGAGTCGCATAACCGAGTGGACCCCCAAACTGGTTGTGGGTTATCCCGCCCTCGAGGGCATCCCCAGATGGTTTGGGTATCCCACCGTTGTTCACGCCGGCGTCCGGCCTTGGGCCCGACGGTCGTGACCAGGTTTTCGGGGCACCGGGGGTCTCGAACTCGGCGACGAACGACACCGTCCGGTCGCGGGCGACCCGGTCGAGAGCTGACCCGAGGACGTCGAGGTTACCGCTCTCCAGGAAGTTGTCGATCGCTAGGCCGATATCGTCCAGCGTATCGGCCGTCTCCTCTCCCATTAGTCCCCACTTCACGGCGATCTTGGCGATCGCCTCCGCCTGTGCGGCGAGGGGGAGGTCCGTCATAGCTAACCGCTGCTGGAAGAGGTTGAGGAGGATCTGTTTCGTCTGCCGGTTGTGGGCGTCCGTGACGTTGTCCACCTGGTCGTACACGCCCCGAAGGTTCCCGAGTAGGTCGTTCAGTTCCTTCTTCTGTGCCGCGGTCAACCACTTCTGTGCGTTGAGTTCTAGCAGTCGGTCGAGGATCCCCTGCTCCTCGATCTTCAACTCCGTAATTGACTTACGGAACGACTCCGTGTTTCCCTCGATCGGGCGGGAGAGTGCGGTCTTGAGGTCGTCCATCACCGTGGCCGCGTCGGTTGCGGCTTCCTCGGTATCGCTCAACCCGGGGATCACGTCGTCCTTCAAGAACCGGGCGAGCCTGGCTGCCTCGTCCCTGACCGCCTTCTCGGCTAACGCTACCTTCCCCATCGCCGCGTAAAAGTCTAGCGGGCTGTCGGCGTTCTTCAGGAGGTTAATCGTCCGGTCCACGAACTGGAGGAAACTAGCGAATACGGGGATAACCCCGGTACCCACGGTTGTTTTCAGACCAGTGAAGACATCGTTCAACTGGTCGAGGGCCAACCGGAGTTCCTCGGCGGCGTCTACGCTGTCCTGGGAGAGCACGAGCCCCAATTCCTCGGCGTTCTCCCCCATCTCCCGGATACCGGCTGACCCCTTCTCCAGTAATTTTCCCATCTCGAGGCCAGCCCGACCAAATGACTGGAGCAGGAATCGGGATCGTGCCATAGGATCTTGGATCGCAATGTACTGATCAGCAAGCTTCCCAAGCCCCTCCGCGGTTGGGTCTAACCCCCGCCGGATCGCTTGGCGCATTGCCACCTGAAGTGCCCCGACAGAGAGTCCCATGTCGTCCGCGGCTTGGATCAGCCTGCTGGCGTCCTCGGCCGTCGCACCGATCGTCCGCTGGAGCCGCTGCACCTGCATCGCGTACTCCATCGTCTCGCCGACGACCTGTTGGTACCCCTTCCGGAGGGTAGCGAATGCAACGCCGGCGGCAGCGGCCACGGCTAGGTACCCGGTTTTCACCTGACTAATCGTGGACAGGAGCCCGGCCAGGGTTCCTTGGGAAGCCTTACCCGCGGCAGCTGTTGTCGCCAACGAACGGCCAACCAAGGCCAGTTGCTCGGCGGCCTGACGGACCTGGGCTTCGACGACGATGTTGGTTCTGATGTTCTCAGTCATCGCCCTTCACCACTTCCTTGTAGGCCTCCCACGCGGACTGTGACGCAATTCCCGGTCGGTGGGCCCCTACAGCGTCGAGGACGGCGCGGTAACCGTCCACCAAGTGCAGCACCTGTAGCAAACGGAGGACCCGACCCTCGTCCTCCGCTTCTACTTGCGACGGTGTCCACCCGAACCGTTGGGCAACCTTCGCCACGACGACGTCGAACGGTGCCGGCCCGTTCTGCGTTAGGAACTCCCGGAGGTGCCCCCTGATCCTTTTGGGAGGACGTTGCGGTCGGCCCGCGCCGTGAACCACGACCGGATCAACCACGGAATGATGTAGCGGTCGTCCACGGCGTCCAACCCCTTTGGGTCGATCGTCACCGGGACCGGGTTCCCTTCAACGTCCACCAGGTTCCAGCCGGTGATATACGGGAGGACGATGCTCAGTGTCACGACGTCGTCCATTGACTCGGTGATGAGTCTGCGGTCCCTGAACGGCCAAGGCTCGTCCCGGAACTCTACCCAAACGTTGGGGTAAGGTTCCCGCGCGAACTGCACCCTTACGGGCATCGTACCCCTCCTTACGTCAGGCAGGCGGCTGTCACTGACCCGGCGGCGATCGCCAGCCCGAAGGACAAGACCGAGATACCGTCAACCGGGGTGCTGTTCTGGTAACTCTGGAGCAGCATCGACGCCGTGTAGACGGGGCAACCCGACACTGACCCCCCGGGGCAGTACTGCGCCCGTGACACGAGTGACCCACCGTACATCTCGTCCAATAGGGAGCCGATTGCCGGGACTGGTCCGGAGTTGAAGATGGCGCTCACGTCCATCGTCAGGTCCCGGAGACCGTCAATCCGCTGGACGGTGTTCTTCCCGAGGGTCGTCGATTCTGGGTTGTTTTTCGTCCGGTTGAACGTGATGGTCGTGACGTCGCCAGAGACATTCCGACAGGTACCACTCTGGTCGTCCAACCAGAGGACACCCTTACTCCCGTGTACTTGTGCCATCAATTTCCTCCTGCCCCGCTACCGGGGCGTTTACTTGGTCCCTGTGGAGACCGTCTAGCGGATACGCGGTGTGCGCGTCCGCTGGGCTGGTGGCTCCTACCGGGCAGAATACCCACTGTCGCTTGTGGTAACGAACGTGGGGTAAATTCCGTTCCCCGCATAGGGGGCAATACGAATCAGGTTGGTTCATCGACCCTCCCGTAGAGTAGTCCGGGCCGAAGACGAAAAACGACCACGGTGGGTACATAGCTTGTACCCCGTGGCCGCGTCGTCCCCGGCCCAATACGATTATACCATAGTTGTCTCTACCGGTACTCTGTAGCCTGTACCGTGAACGTTAGGTAACCCCAGTCGTGGTTACCGCTGGTAATGAACGCGTCGGGACTGGGTCGGGATACCCTTGTGACCAACGCGGCTTCTGCTGTACCACCGAGCGTGTCGTCGTAGCCGACACTGTCGATGAAGTCATCTACTCCCTGCCACAGAGCGCTGAGAAGGGCGGTAGGGTCTCCTGTATCTTTTACCAGTATGTACCCGCTAATTTCGTGGGTGACCTCCTTGTGGCGGCACCCGGACGTTGCTCCCATAGTCCCGTACGCCGTGGGTCGCTGGATCGTTGTACCGGGGGACAGGATCACGCAAGAGGCGCTCATCTCGGCGACCCCGAAGTCGCACGTGCTGACCTCGGACGCCGCCCAACGACCGAATCCTTGGATTGTTCCTACCAACCCATTTCTTACCGTCTGCAAGCCCATCAATCCTCCTCTACCGTGATGGTTGACCCCAGCGTGACGGTACCCCCGCCTGTCTTGTACGTTTTGGCGTGGGATACGATGTCCAACCCGATCCTCTTGGCGGTGTTCCAGATTGCGGTTTGGACGTCACCCCGTTCCAGTGTCTCCATTACGAACGGGTGCGGTTTGACTCCCTTTGTCTTGATCGTATACCAGATCGGTCTCGCCGGAATACCCTTGAATTCTGCCCACCGGCGGATTGGTTCGAAGGGTACCCGATCTATCGGTCCCGTCCCCTGTTGGAGGAGGGTCCCCGCATCCCACTTACCTCGCTTCGCCGTCGGGCCGACCTCAACCCGCTTGGCCTCCTTGAAGTACTGAGAAACTACGCTGCCCTCCAGGGTCCCGGTGTACCTGTGAGGCTTGAGTTGTACGCGCATTAGGTACGCGACTCGGCGGCCTAACCCCTCGAGGTTTCGGTCGATGAACTCCGGGATCCACGATGGTGCCTTGCGGAGTCGGTTTCCAAGGAGTTCCAAGTCCCGCGTATCGACCCTAATAATCACAGAAGACCCTCGCCGCGGCTTCCCCGATTATCGCCAACTCCCTAACGACGGTTGCTTTCGTGGTGAGACTCATCAAGTCTCGCGCTGCCTTGAGGAGGATCACGTCCTGCACTGCCATAAGGACGGCTGCGACCCGGGTACAATCGTGCACGAGCAAGGTAGACGCGCCTCCGGGGTCCCGGAGTAATCGCCAGGCTTCCAGGACGTCGTGTCGAACTGTCTCGGGGTCGTGACCACCGTCGACGAGAACGAGGTCCATTAACCCGTAGAATTGGGTGAGGTCAGTTTCCAATGAGTCACCCCACAACTGCATCACGGCCCTACCCCGGTACAACGACCGGTCGAGGAATGCCTTGCCGACGGTCGTCCTGTCTGGGTGGTACTCCTCGTTGTGACCGATACACCTCTTCGGGAGGGACACCGTATCCAACGTCCACACCGTGGCCCCACTCGGCGCGTTAGCCGCGATAGTCAGGGCCGTCGTCCCCCGGAACGTTCCGAATTCGAACACGTGTCGGGGTCGGAGTCGTTTAACTAAGAATACAAGGGCGAGTAACTCGTCCGTCTCCAACTCACCGTTTTGACCGTACTCAGCCGGCAGGATTGTACCCCCCTCTAGCAGGAGGGCGCGTAATACGTCCATCTCACACCCACTCTTTCACGGCCGCCACGACCCGAGTCGTCGCTCCGCCGTCGTCGTCGTGATTCACGTACCGAACGAATTCCCGCCCGGGGGTCGACCCCGATACGACGTCCAACTGGGCACCGAGGGTGTCACCCCAAGTACCTGGCACGCGGGCCCTGACGGGGTATTGCGCCCCGCACAGCCAGTAATCGACGACCGGGACACCGGCAGCGAGCGCTTCGACCCCGAAGTTTGACGAGTGGACGATGAGGGCGTCGACGGCCCCGAGGACGAACCCTCTGGTCCCGCGGGTAATGCACCCGGCGGCCCCGCTCTTACGGAGGAGATCGGCGTACAGCGCGACGTGGTCTGAGGACTCGTGGGGGTGGAGGGAGACAACGACGTACGCCCCCCGCCGCTTTGCCTCACGGAAGACGGTACGGGCCGCATCCCATACATCCTCCTGCCCCCTACCCCACACGGTTGTGTACTGCGCCCACGTCCCGGCGTAACCCAGTACCTCCCCCTCCGGGGGACAGTGCAGGGTTCTGCGGGCAGCGTCCCTCGGGATCACTGGCGACGGATCCCCGTACAACTCGTCCCACTGCGGGGCACCGGTGACCCGAATTACGGTGCTGGGTACGCCGGCCGCGGCGTACCAGTCCCGGGCGTACTCCCCGGGGAGGGCAAGGTGGGTACTGTAGACCCGCGAGTGAAGGTCAGCCGTTGTCGGGGACAGGAAGTGACTAGCGTGAGGGACGTGGATCACCGGGACCCGGAGAATGTCGGTCCCGATAGCAGCCAGCAGTCGACCGATGTGCGTAACGTCCTCGTGGAGGAGGATCCCGGCTACCGTTTTACCGGCTACCGCCGCCAGGATCGCCTCCGTTTGCACGGTCAATTGGGTGACGGCGTCCAGGAGGAGGGGGTAGTACCACTGGGTCAACCCGTCGCCGTCGAGGCGGGGGTGGCCGAGGACGAAGTGGGGCCGACGTTCTTCGAACGAGTGAACGTACTCGGATACGAGCCGAAGGGCCGCCGCCCGGGCCGACCCCTCGACCTCCCCGGTAACAACGTCCTGAACCAGTCTACACTCGACCCCCAGCCCCCGGGCGGCCGCCCCCGCCTGGGAGTTCACGAACAAGAGGTCGAAGGTCTCGGCCAACGGCGCCCACAACGACCGTTGGACGTCGGACCCGATCGTAACGAGGGTAGGCTTATTAGACACCGGGGGGCTCCTGAACCAGTGCGATGTTGAATCGTTCGGTCAACGGGTACTCCAGGATAGCGCCTAACAGTAGGCCCTTGTAGTACAGGGTGTGGTCGATGGCAAGGGTGGCGGCCAGTTCCCGGGCTTGGTTCGTCGTTGCCGCTACCCCGGTCTCCAGCGGGTCACCGCTACGGTAAGACAGTGTCGGCTGGTCGGCGACCGGTTCTCCCGCTTCGACGTAAGTGGTATTCGGGAGGTTCCGGCCGGCACGTGCTTGGGAGGTCTTGCCGACTATGTCCAGCATCCGCATCAGTTCGGGTACGTTTGCCTCCGCTGTCAACCGCTTCATGGCCCACCGGCGGTACTTGGCGGCCTCCTCCCGGAAGGCACCGATCGAGTCGACCCTCGATCGGAGGGCGTCGTACCATGCCTCCTCGGTATTGTCGACGACCGCCCCGAACCGGGCCAGGTCCCGATACGGTTCACCCCGGGAGGCCACGAACGGTACGCCGGCACCGACGTACTCGACGAGCTTCAACCACGACCGCCGCTCGTCGTAGGCGTATCCCTCTACGGCCGAGGCCGTTCCCCCGGGGCACGGTCGGAGGTCGAGCGGCGCGATCCCGACGTCGAACGTGGCGACGACCTTCGGCCAATGGGCCGGGAAGACTCCCGGTTGCCGGATGACCTGGGCTGCGGGTAACGCAGCGAAGTACGGGTCGAGCCGCGCCTCGTGGCCGCAGAACTTGAACACGACGTTCGGCCGATCCCGGAGGAGCCGCGACAGCGCGGGGAGGACGCCACTGTAGCGGAAGGAGTCGACGTGGCTGATACTCCCACCCCAGCCGATGACGACTTGGCCGGCGCTCCCCTCCCGCTCCTTGGCGAGGAGGAGTGGCTCGGTCGATCCCTCCGGGGCCGGCCGGGACAAGTACTCGACGTCCAGTGCACTGGGGGGCCTGCGGAACTTGTCGAGGTCCCAGTAGTCGGGGCCGGGGAGGTAATTCGGCCAATAGTACCCGTCGACGACGTGCGCCCAGTCCCGGAGGATCAGCCGGTTCGGCGCGAGAAGGGCGTCCGCGTGTCGGAGTCCCTCCTCCAGCGCGGCGACGGGCTCCGGGTCCAAACCTAGCACGTTCTGCGCCCAGTACGGGTGCGCGGGGTTTGACGCCGGGATGTGGGGGTAGTGGTCGTCAAGGTCGACGAGGACGACCTTACCGAGGGCCCGCCAGTAATCCATCGCAGCCCACACGTCAGGCGTGACGATGTTCCGCTGGAACACCAGCACGTCTGCCCACCCGAGCTTCGACTGCACGACTGGGTTGTCGAGGTCAAGGGCCGTCCGAAGGTAGTACAACCGGGCCTGGTGGGGTGAACCCACCGGGTCCCGCTCGTTGGCCCAGTTCACCGCATTACTGACTAGGTGACAACGCCAGTGCGGTTCTTACACGAACAGTTCCACTCCTCAGCGGACCCCGTCAGGAGTCCGCGTAGAGGTACACGACGTTGATCCCAGTCTTGGGCGTCGGTTTACGCGGAACTGCCATGCTGACCACCCTCTTTCTTGCGCTCGAATTGACGGCGGGCTATCCCGTCACGCGTTAGTTTCTTACGAGCTGCCCGTTCCTCGTTGCTGAGGTTCGCCCAGTACTCCTTAGTCCTCTTGGATAAGAGAAGCCGTGTACTAACTTGGCTAAACGCTAATCTGTTTGCCTCGCTAATCTTCTGCCTAGTACTCTCAGGAGTAGGGATACCCTTGTTCCACGGTACTATCCTTAAATGACCGGCGGCAATCTTTGCTCGATGTTCTGCCGTTAGAACCTTACCTTTATTCGCCCGGCCGATATTAGCACAATGACTCAAGGATAGACGCCTGTTTTTATTCCACGCACGAGTACTGCCTGCCCCCCCGGAGTGAAGGTTCAGTAGGTCGAACCCAGACTCCTTGAGGTCCTTGATCCACCGGACCTCCGCCGCCTCCCACGAGTCCCTCGGAACCTCCTCCAGGACCAAAACCCCGGGGGTCAACCCGGCCGCCCTCAAACCCTGCAGCCAAGCGCCCATCCCAAGGTTGAACTTGAGGGTCTTAGCCGCCCGGCCCACATGCGATGCGGCCCGCTTCTCGGGGTCGTTTGCCTTCCCGACGTACCGAACCCGCGCGTCCCTCGGGTTCACAAGGGCGTAAATAGTCGCCGTATCACTCACGATACTATTATACCTAAGAAGCCGCTTTTATGTTTGCGAATTGATCTCGAAAGAACCGTGGGTCAACCCGGTTACCGTCGGACTCTACCAGGTTCTTCTCTGCCTGGGAGGTGCCACCCACGTACCATCCTGCCCCGGCGTACCCGAGGGCCGCCCCCGCCTGAGTCAAGTCCATCGTAGTCAGGGACTCCAGCGTGTCCTCGAAGTGCTGTTTGAACCCCTCCGCGCGCGAGCGCGTGCCTGGCCCGGTGCGCGGGGACCCGCGGGATTGCTCCGCACGGTAGGCCGCGTAGGACGCCTCGGCGTCGGCCAGGAGGTCGTACAGGCGGTTCCCGGCCGCGACTGGTACCCCGTACCCGAGGGAGACGAGGCGGGTCTCGATGAGGGAGCACCCGGCGGACATGAACCGGACGAGTGCGGTCGACCCCGGCACGACCGTTGTCGGGAGGTTGTCGAACGACGCCGCGTTGTTCAGCAGGTTCGGGATTAGTGCGGCGACCGTCGCGCAGGTACTGTAGGCCATGAGTCCTCCTAGTAAAACTCTTTACTTCAGGGCCAGAATAGCGAGGATTGACTTCAGGTCGATGGAGTTGTAGAACGCGTAAACCACGGTCGCACCCACCAGTATGGTCGTCACCATCGGCAAGATGACGTCCCGCCGCAGGAGGAGCCCGCGGGGCGAGTGCAGGTTCTGGTCCGCAACGTGCCCCTCGACGGCCACCCGGAGGTCGCGGAACTCCCTCGTGAGCGACACGACGGCGGTCAGGGTGACCTGGGGCACCGCGTCGACCGGGAGGGTCGGCCCCATTCTCCGGATGACCTCCAAGATATCTGCTTCGGGTACGATGGGTATCGGCATGCTGGACTCCCGATAACAAGATGGGCCGGCGCCGACGTCAGTGCCGGGGCCGGCCTAGGGATTGTCACCGCCCTACCGAACGATTAGGGCCCCGTCCAGACCACTACGCTGCCGGAACTGACCGGACCCAGGTACAGGGTGCAGGTGGCGAAGAACGGACCCACCTGGGGACCCTGCTCGTTCGCAGTGGCCCGCAGGAGCACGACCTCCCGCCCCGCGGTACAGGCAGTGTCGTTGTACAGTAGGGCACTTCCGCCCCCGGTAGCCGCCCCGGCGACGATGTAGAACCACGCTGGGGTTCCGGCTGTACCCCCGGGGACCGATGCAGCCCCCGTCAGGATACTCCCGGAGGATGGTCTCGGCAACAATTGTGACACGGCTGCCGCCTAGGGTCGCTTGAACGCGACGTACGCCAGGGTGATCGTGGAGCCGGCGACGGCTCCGACGACGCAGCCGCTAGACAGGCCGAACACGGCGCTGGCATTGTCGGTTCCCGGGCAGACGGACACCAGCACGACGCAGGGGCCGATACTCTGGGGAGTGGCGACCATGCGGTGGCACGCCGTCATCCCGGTGATCGTGGCGACCACCCGCTCGGTCGACCCGGCGGTAGTGCCGTCGAACGCGGGGACGACGAAGGCCGCCGACCCGGCGAGGAGGCCGGTTACAGCGTCGTCGTTCGCCCCGCCCAGGACCAGGCGACTCAATAGGAGTCGAAGTCGTTGCTTCTCTGCGGGCATGTGTGTTATCCCTTCCCCCGAACCCCGCAGGGACCGACCGCCCCGGTCGGTCCCCGGCGAGGGGTCAGGACTACGCGGCGTCCTTGATCAGGTAACCGGCGTCCGGCGCGGTGATCTTGGTGTCCCAGGATGCTCGGACCTCTACAACGTCCGCGTGCTCCTGGTCCTCGACGTACCGATTTGTCTCGCGCTGCTTCCAGGTGAACTGGTAGCCGGCGGATGGGACGGTCAGCGCCGCACTGGGCGCGACGAACCCGAACCACATGTGGTTGCCGGCGATGAAGTTTACGCTGGAGGCCGCTCCCTCGCTCCCGGAGTCCTTCACAGCCTCGGAGAGGAACAGGCGACCGATCCCGATCAGGGCGGCGATCGACTGTAGACTCACGATGGCCGGGTCACTCGGACCGGCGGCATACTTCACACGGTCGACCACGTCCGGGTGGTTCTTCAGGTAGCGCCACAGGCCCCGGCCGATCACGGCGGTCGTCGGCGAACGGCCGATCGACTGAGCGATCGTGAAGACCGCGGTTTCGATGTTCCCGATCGGGTCAGCCGCGTCGTTACTCCACAACGTGCCGGGCGTCACGCTCGCTGACCAGCCGGTGCCGAACACGAGGTCCAGCACGTCGATCTCCTGAGCCTTGAGGATCTGGTCGGTGACGTACTCCGTCGCCCGGACGAACGGGGTCAACGGGTCGTCGCTGTTCTCCATCTCCTCCTGCGTGACCTGGTGCGCCAGGGCCTTCTCCAGGCACAGGTAACTGTCTGTGGAGAGGGTGTAGTCGGCCCGGCGGGCGCGGGCACCGGGGGCGCGGATCGCCGCCTCGTCCCGGAACCAGGATGCCTTGGGGAACGTGAAGAACTTGTTCGTTTGCTTGGCGACGGGCACCTGCGGGAAGATTTGACCTCCGATGTACGCGGCGTTGGAGTACGCGACCGCGACGTTCGTCAGGGCAACGTCGATGTGACTCTGTCGTGCGGTAGGACTGGGCATCGTCTCCTCCTTCTCCTCTTACCCCTAGCTGGCCGACTGGCCGGCCGAGGCGTTTGTGATGAACACGAGGACGTTACCCATGATCGACGCGTCCACCGTGGTGTTACCCGGCCCAAACCACCGGCCGATCGCTGTTTCGGTCCCGGTGATCGACGTCAACGGCTCGAACAGGCCGTCGCTGGCACCCTTCAGCCAAGCACCGTGGTCGAGGACGCAGGTCGTCACGCGGGCGATCGCCTTCGTGAACCCTATCATCCGGATCCGGGCTTCCTGCCCAGCGCTCGGGTCGTTCTGCAGCACGCCGATCGGGTACGGGTTCGACCCACTGTCTGCGAGGCCGGCGTTCCCGACGATGCTGGCCGCCTTCGCGAGCTTGAACTGGTGGGTCGTCAAGTCAGTATCAGCGACGAAACTACCGTCGAACCCGCCATCGAAATACGAAGCCATTGTCTCCTCCTCCGCCTACAGGGTGTAGGCCTTTGCGAGATCAGGGTGGGCCTTGCTCGTCACGGCCAGTGCCTCGCTGTACTTGGCCGGGTTCCCAGCGAACTTCTCTTTCAGGGTCGCGTTGACGAGCCCGATGAACTGCTCGGCCGGGGTTTGGTCCCCGTTCCGTCCATTACCGAGCTCGTTCAGCAGGCCGGCCTCGGTCAGCACCTTGTCGAACGCCGCAAACTGCCCGGTGAACCACTCCGCCAGCGTCTTGTCCACCCTCTCCAGGGCCTGGAACTTGGTGGCGAACTCGTCCGGGTTGACCGGGAGGGCAACGAACGCCTCGGCCACTCGCTTGAGCTCGGACGTACGGATTCCCGCGGCCATCTGTTCTACCCTGATCTCGAGTACCGCGGTGCGGGCTCGCTCGGCCGTCAACTGCTCGGTTAACGTCTTTTCTACGAACGACTTCTCGGCCGCCAACTGCTCGGCTGCCGCTTTCTCGGCCGCCAACTGCTCGGCTGCCGCTTTCTCGGCCGCCGCTTTCTCGGCCGCCGACTGCTCGACTGCCAACTGTTCCGGTGTCTTGCCTGTCATTCCTGCCTCCTCCTTCCCAGACCACTCGGCCGGGATCAAGTCCTCCGCGTCTAATTCCTTGGCGCGCTTGAGGATGTGTCGTTTCACCGGCGCCTTCGCCCCGGCCCGCCCGTACGCCTGGACTGCGTTCGCCAGGTCAGCCTTCGTCTCGATTGGGTAACTCCCGTCCGGGAGGGCCCGTCCCTCCTCGGCTAATTGCTTTCGGTACTCGGGAGAGTACTCACCAAAGTACTCTTCTTTATCGTCGTCGCGTTCCTGATCTTCAGAGTAGTATCGGTCAGCACTGTAAAGCGCGACCTCCCCGTGCCCGAAGAACGGCCGGGGCGTGAGGGCAACGCCGACCAGCACGTTGTCGAACTCGACGCCCGTCTTCGGGTCCTGGTAGGTCGCACCGTTCAGCGACCAGTATACCTCGGCGCTAAGCGAGTCGTACCCGGATTCGTCTACGGCCTTCCGCCCCTTGTTCGTCAACTCGAACTCGGTGACGTACAGGGCCGGCTTGCCGTCGTCGTCCAACCGAACGGCGACTGCCTTCACAGTGCCGACCTTTCCGCTCGTGTCCTCGTGGTCCAAGTTAATCGGCACGCGGTACCGCGGTAGGCCGGCGGCGAAGTTCCGGGCGACCTCGTTCAGGCGCGCCTCGGTGATGTCGAGGACTCGGTCCCCCCGGTACCACTGCCCGGACGGGATTAACTTGAATGACTTGGTGAAGTCGGTGCTAAGCGACTCGAAGACGGCCGACTCCGGAGAGGTTCTCTGCACTCGTTCCCTCCTGGAATAAAAACGAACCACCTCGCGTGGCTCGCGTTCCGTAGCCCCGACTGGGCTCCGATTACATTATATCATAGATTCGGCGGGGTAGTACTACAGTCACCCACTGCTGGTACGGTGACCCCGGGGACGATTAGGGTCTTCCGCCCCCACCCCGCTTCTTATCCTTGTTCTTGTCGTCCGTCGTCACCGCCCGCGACCTAGGGACCTTCCCGGGGTTGGGGGTCTGGTCCTTCCGCTGCGGGAGGGGTGGCGTTGGGTCGGGACCCCCAGTCCGCTTGTCCTGGGCCTTCGGCAACTTGTCGGCGGTACCGGGGTCCTTGCGCCCGCCTCCACCGTCGGTCCACTTCCCCGACTCGTCGCGGGCTTGGTCCTCGGAATAGAACAAGTCTGAGGCCCTGCCGTACCGCCGGCGTAATGCAGCGTGGGCCGCAAGATCGGCGTCCTTGGCACCGGGGACGAGCTTAATCCAGTCGGAGTTTAAATCTTCTAAGTCTATCATGGCAGCCCCACTGGTAGGTTATGAACTGCGACTTTATCGTCGCTATTCCCGAGTACCACGTACTCCTCTTCTTTCAGGCAACCGTACCCGGTAAACGGAGTCGAAAGAATACGGTCAACAGGAACGACCGCGGCCAACACACCGGATTCAGCCGGTGCAATCGAAGTAAAAGTCGCTGCAACTTTCTCGGAGGAGGACCAGGAGTTCAGTGCGTTCTGGTTTCCAGGTATTACATCGCCTACCGATAGGCTGGTCCCTTCGGGGAACCTTTGCCCCCGGTACAGGACGACCTCGGTGACCCCGGCGGCCTTGAAGTACTCTTGCGTTGCGTCGTACTGCGCCCGCAAGAACGCCCCGGCAACCTCTTCCTGTTTTTGACCTCCGAACGGATCCGGGGCAGTAGGACCGAGGTTCCGGATTGTCGCGTACCGCTCTTTTTCGATAGGAGTCATAAGTCTAACTGGGTTAACCCCGATCAATGCAATCGGCATGTCTACGGTAACCCTGTCCGCAATCTTGTGCTCCGCTCGTTCGGCCTCCACGTTGCTCAGTCTTTCCCGTTGCCAGTCGGACAACGGTACCCCGAATTCGTCCGCGGCTACTGCCTGCATCCACAACGACCTATAGTCGTTGCCGTTGGAGGATTCTGCCCATTGGCGGACTAAGTTTGAGGCGACCTCGGGCGACACACCCATAGTGGCGGCCAGTTGTTCTGTAACGAGGTACTTTGCCCCAACCGCCGCTACGGCCTCCAAGCCGGCGGTAGCCGGGATCACCCCGTTCCTGATCGCCGCAGAGTACGCGACTTCTACGCCGCGGTCAAAGGCTGCCCTCACCGCGTCGTGACCCGGGGGTAGCGGTGTCTGTCCTACGACGAAGGGGGTCGCGATACCCGCACCCCCACCCGGGCCTGTTCCACCCCGACCCCCCTTACCCTCGCCCTTATTCTCGGCGCTACTGCCGCCTCCACCGTCGGTCCACCTCCCCGACTCGTCGCGGGCTTGGTCCTCGCTGTAGAACAGGTCGACGCCGTCGCCGGGTCGTTCCCACTCGTCCGTCTTGGCGTTGTGGACGAGGATGGAGCACCGACAGTTCCCATCACACGTCGTCCCATGCCCGGGAACGACCCCGCCTGTCTCGGCGAGGAGGGCGTCCCACGACTCGTACTCCCGCACGCCGGGTGCGTCCTCGCCGAACGCCAGGCACGTGTCACAGTGCTTTGCCTGCTCGTCGCGCTGCCACCCAACCCGCCCGTCGCCCCCCTGCTCGGCTGCATCGGCGGCCGTCTCCCCGACGGCTACTTGAGTCGTCGACCAGGCGACTCCGGCGTACGACTCGACGCGGGCTCGCTTTGCCATGAGAACGCCGAGGAACGCGATCGCGCCGCTAGCCAGCACGTCGGGGTCACGAAGGGCCGCCCTGACTCGGAAGCGGATGTCGGAGACGAGGGACGATTCGATTGCGTCCTCCGCCCCGGCAAGATGCCCCGCGACCCGCTGCAAGAGGGCTGGTGTCGGCGGTCGACCGCCGGTCCCGAGGGAGACGGCACCGTAGACCGCCTCCCGTTGGAGGTTCTTCAGGAGGAGGGCCAGGGCCAGGAGGGCCTCATCGAGGATCTCGTCCCGCTCGGCATCGGTCTCGGCCTCGTCGAGCGCGTCGGCCGTGTCGGTCGCCCACTCGTCGTAGGCCGTGCCGAGGGCTAGCTGGTACTCGTTCGTCGCCCGCTCCCACCGGCGGAGTTTCTCGGCGCCCGTGCCGCGGGTAGCGGCGAACAACGCGACGGGTTCCTTGGTCCTGAGGGTCAAGTGCTCGAACTCCCCGACTTGCCGCGGGTTCAGGAACCGACTTGGCCGTACCGTCTTTACGGCTCGGGGGGTGTACTCCTCAAACTTCGCTACCTGTCGTAAGTTCATGGGCCCACCACTTGGACCCGAAGGGTGCGCGTTTCTACGTCGACGCTTTGGACTTCCAACGGTGTGTTCCGCGGTAAGAGTAACTCCGCCTCGGTTGTCTCCATCTCCTCGGCGCTACTGAGCCACCGGTCGATGGGGATACCCGGGTTCCCCGCTGGGACTACTATCTCCATTATCCAACCCTGGTTCGAAGTCTCGGTCCAAGCAGCGGCTACACCCGGATTGAACGTAGTCGACATGAATCCCTTGTCGGCGATCACGGCCCCGATCTTCAAGTCTCCGCCCGGGGTCCCCTTGAGTCCCCTGTACACTACGACGTCCTCGGTAGACACCCCGAGTTTACCAAAGATCCCATCCATCATGCGAACGTCGTCACTCAGGTCGTAATCGGCCTCCGCTGCCCGAGCGTTCCCGTTGAGGATAGTATAGGCTTCTCCGCCGACGTACTCCCCCAGCAACTCCCGCTCGTCGAAGCTGGTACGACCGACCTTAGCATCGGGGTAAATCCGCTTGAGCTCGTCCTTGTAAGGTTTCCACGTCTTGGGGTCGGGCCCGTACACCCCAGCCAACTTTGGGTTTGCGCGTCGATCGGATGCTGCACCGTCGTCGCCGGCTTTACCGCCTCCACCGCCGCCGCTTGTCCACTTTCCTGACTCGTCGCGGGTTTGGTCCTCGGAGTAGAAGAGGTCAATATAATCGCCGATCCGCGCCCGCATGATTTCGACTTCGGTCGCGTTGTCAACGTTGTAGTTTGTTTTCTTCAAGAGTTTGAGCGCCGATTCTACGGCCGTCCCGTACAGTGCTGTGTCGTTTGCATGGACTGTAATAGACCGCCCTGCGAGCTCAGCCAAGTATACTAAGTCAATCATTGACTGTCTTTGGGCAGTACTGGTTACCTTAGGGTTAAAATTCAGCGCCAAATACGTACTCGTTGCGTTCACACGAACTACCCCGTTCGCAACGAATTGCGACTCGACGCCTTCTTTAGAAGTTAGGTCTAATTTGACGTTCGCCCTATTAGCCGCTTCCAGTGCGGAAAGAACGTGAGTCCCGGTCCCAACGTTCACGATTGAGCCGTCTTGAGTAATCCAACTACTGCCGGCTTGATCCTTTGCCTCGACGGTGCTGTACGTAGTCTTCAAGGTTTCTTCGATTCCGGTTCGTTGCGACTTGTACCATTTAGGATCCTTACTGTTCCCGGTGTCTATCGGCGTCTCGTTTACGCGGTCATTGCCGCCTTCGCCGCTACCCCCGCCTCCCTCGGTCCACTTCCCTCCCTCGTCGCGGGCCTGGTCCTCGGAGTAAAACCGTTCGGATGCCGTTTCCTTGCCCCCACCGTTGTCCCCGCCGTTATCCGCTGTACTGTCCCCGGTTGTGGCCTCGACGTCGGGCGGCGCTGCGGGAACAGGCGTGGTTGGTTCACCCGGTATGGTCGGCTGTTGGACCTGCACTGGCTTCTCCGGGAGCTGGAGGAGGCGGCGGACCTCGGCCTCGACTCCGGTGTCAGGGACGAGGAGGGAGGACCCGGCCGCCTGGGCCATAGCGCTCACGACGGACCCGACGTCGACCTGGCCGGCCTGGCCGGTGACGAAGCGGGGGTAGTCCGTGAGACCGTCGAACGCGTTGAGACGGAAGAGGCGGGGCACGACGAACCGGTTCAGCGTCTCCGCCATCATCCCGAGCCACGCCGACACAGCGGCTGAGAACAAGTCAGTTAACCGCACGGCCAACGCCTGCGTGCCCTGCTCCGTGAGGCCGAGGAAGATGAACTGGCTGAGAACGACTTGACCTATTTGTTGGTTATACCGGTTAATAATCTGGTTGAAGTCAACGGCGCCCCGACTCGGCGGGGAAACGAGTTCGAAGAGGATCCCCTTCCCGTCGGCGCCCTGCTTCTGGTACGGGAACACGATGCCCGACTGCTCGTCCGACCGGACGTCACGGACGACGACCTTGGCCGACTCGAAGTCACTGTTGGCCCCGACCTTCTTTGTCCCCTCTCCGAGGTACACGACCGGGAACCCGGACCCCATGCGCTCGGCCGAGATCCCCTCGATCTCCTGCATGTTCTTGGAGTAATACCACGGGACGTACGCGGCCCGCAGGACACTGCGCCCCTGCGGGTTGTTCTTGGCGGCAGTGCTGCGGTACAGTATTAACTTCTCCACCGGGACAGTGACCCGCCTGTAGTCGGGCGGCGGTGACTGGTTCAACGCGGCGACCCCACCGTGCTCGTCGAACACCCACTCGTCGCCAGGGGTCAGCGTGTCCTGCGCCCGGAAGGCGAACTTCCGCCACCCAACCCGCCCGTCGTCATACTTGGAAGCTGGGTCGGTGTCCCCGCCCTTCCGCCGTTTGTAAACGATCTCGAACGGTGCGAACCCGTACGGCACGAACGCCAGCGCCTGCGACACGTGGTCGTCCCACGAGTGAGCCATGTCCTCCATGCATTGCCGGAGGAACTCGGCCGCCTCCTCGTCGGCGGGAGTCTCGCCGCCGGCCTCCACCGTCCACTCGACGCCCCGCATGCTCATCTCGACGGCGAACATTACGGCGGCGACGATCGGGTGGTCGAGCATCTCCTTGACGAGCTTGACCATCTCAGTCAAGGATCGCCACTTGCGGTCGTAGTCCTCGAACACCGACCCCCCGAACCGGGCGAGACCGGTCGAACCGAACTCCTTGAACGCGTCCCCCCGTTTCAACTCGGGTACCCTCTGGTCCCGACCCGGCGTGGCGTACCCGGTCGCCGGCGGGGCCTGGAACGCGTCGGCCCCCCGGATGCGCTGAAGCTCCCGGTACACCACCGACTTCGGAACGTTGGACTCGACCGCCCAGCGTGCCCCGACGAACCCTTCCTCGGCAGCGGCTGCTGCCAGCCGGGTAACCTGATCAGGCGATAATTGCTTACGCACTCCACTCCTCCCCGATCACTGCTTCCAGCCCCGCCAGGTCCTCGACGAGGTCCCCCACGTCCGATACCACGTCGCCTACTACCCCGTGCCGCCGAAGGGTCGTCGCCAACCGTTGGGCCGTAACGGCTACCCGGGAGACCGCATCGTGGGCCCGTCCCGACGCCGGCTGGCCCCGCCCGAGTACGAACCCGACGACGAACGCTATAACCAGCACGCCGCCTACCACCGTCGCCTCCCTCCACCGACCCCGGTCGACCAGCGACTCCCCTCGACTCCCTCGGCCCGCCGGTCGGCCCAAGTCGACCTCCGGTCCAGCCCGTCGGCCGCGCCCACCAACCCCGGTCCACCGTGCCCCCCGTAGTACGCCAGGTTGAAGGCATCGGCGTCGTCCGGACTCCGACCGATCCGAGCCTTCGTGTCCTTCTTCGGTTCGACAACCCGCCGCCCGGCGCTGTCGTACGCGTACTTCGGGGCCGTGAGTTGACTCTGGAGCGAATCGACGTCGCGTGGTTCGAGTCGGGTCAAGTCCAAGCGACCCTCCGCACCCCGCGTGGCGGCGACGAACCACGCTTCTGACCGCGCGTTCGGGAACCGTTCGGGGTCCCGCGCCCGGTCGCTGGCGTTCACCTCGACGACCGTAACCCGCTCGTCGAACGCCAGGGCTTCGGCCAATTGGTCGACGACCCCGGCCCCGAGGCCGGTGCTGTCGACCCGGACGATCGCCGCTGGGGCGGCCCCTGCCGGAGACCCAAGGTGGGACCGGACGCGGTCTACGACCCGGCCGACCGTCCCCGTAGTGGCGGTCTTCTGCCAAGTCTCGTGGGCCAGGCTGCACGGGCCCCGGCGAGTGTGAAGGGAGGTACTGTCGGACCCGAACCGGGCGACGTCCAGGCCGAACTCCAGTGGGTCGGTCGCTGCCCAGGCTAACTCCCGGGTGACGGCGGTCTCCAGGTGCGCCAACGACCACACTGTGTCCTCGGTCGTCGTCGGGAACCGGCCGAGGAGTTTACTCTCGGCGATCGGTGTCGGGACGAACCAGTCGTCCCCGCCGGGCGGGAACTCGAACGCCCCCCGCATTCGGGCGTCCTCCCGGGCCTCGGGGGAGGCCGGCGTCCCGACGTGCTCGCACCAGTACGGATCCGCCAGGCGTTCCCACACCCACTCGAGGGACACGGCCCCGGGGTAGGGTTCCTCGGTACCCACGAGGCCTGCCAGGATGTTCGGGTGCTCGAACGCCGACACGTGGATCACGTTCCACTGGGGGGACTTCGTGGCCTGGTAGAACGGGCCGGCAGTTACGATCGGGTTCCCGACGGCCAGCACCCGGTTTTCCCCACCGACAACGACGCCGTCGACAGCGTTCCAGATAGCCAGCGGGACGGCCGGGGCCTCGTCTAGCACGTACAGCAGGTGCTCGGCGTGGAACCCCTGCGCCCTCGGCGAGCCGAACACGTCGGTCGTCAAGTCCCTGGCAGCGGTTATCCCGACGGCGTAGTGTGCGGCGTCGTCGGGGTCCCGGAGCTGGAGGATATCGGGGAACGGGGGGTGCCGGCGGAGGCGCCGAATCTCCTTCCACAGGAGGTCCTTCACCTGCCCTGCCTTCGGGGCCGTCGACACCACGACCGAGGACTTGAACGCATCGAAGAACCAGTTGACCAACACGGCGCAGGCGAACGTCTTCCCGACCCCGTGCGACGAGACGACGATCGTCCGCTTGTGGTCCCGCACACTTCGGGCGATCTCTTGTTGCTTCCCCCAAAGGGAGACGGCGAGGGCGAACCGGGCGTAGCCGACCGGGTCGTTCCGGAACGTCTCGAACTTAGCCAAGCCCCGGCGCTGCGTCGTTCGCACCAGCTGTTCGTACTTGAGCGACGTCCAGGCACGGTGGGACAGGTTGTTCTCCAACGCTGTCTCCCTCGACTGGCTCACGCTGCCTCCCCGCCGGTCGCCGGGGCCTCGTCGACGCCGACGCCGGCGGACTCGAACAGCTCCGCTGCCAGGCTGTCGCCGAGTTGCTCGACGACCTGCTCCTTCGTGACCTTCCCCTGCCGCAGGAGGTCGACGACTTCCTGCCGCCAGTCCGTCCGTACATCGACCCGCGCCCGTCGGCCCCACCGGTCGGGGTGCTTGCGCTCCAACCAGGTCATAGCCGCTTGCCAATTCCAGGCGGCCGCACGGTGGACGACGCCGACGTAGTACGTCTCGGCCTCGGCCTCGGCTTGCAGGACGGCAGCGACGAATTCAGCGTACGGGCCGGACTTGGCCGCCTTCCCCCGCCGCATCCACCCGTAAAACGTCGTCCGGGCTATCCCGGATACCTCGCACGCCACGGCGACGTAGTTCCCTTGACCGATCGCGTCACAGATCCGTCGGGTCAACTCAGGGGTTAGGTGCAATCGTCTGCCCACGGTTGTATTATACCACGAGTCGACGTGGCGATGTGGCGATGTGGCGATGTGGCGATGTGGCGACGTGGCGACGTGGCGATGTGACAGTGTAGCGCCGTAGTCTCCTGGTACCTCGTCGCCGGTCAAGTCGGCATACGTCGCCGGTCAAGTCGGCGTACGTCGCCACGCAGTCGGCGTACGTCGCCACGCAGTCGGCGTACGTCGCCACGCAGTCGGCGTACGTCGCCACGCAGTCGACATACGTCGCCACGCAGTCGACGTACGTCGCCACGCAGTCGACATACGTCGCCACGCAGTCGACATACGTCGCCACGCAGTCGGCGTACGTCGCCACGCAGTCGACATACGTCGCCACGCAGTCGGCGTACGTCGCCACGCAGTCGGCGTACGTCGCCGGCGAGACGGGGCACCGGGGGCGACGTGACGGGGCACCGGGGGCGACGTGACGGGGGCGCCGGGTACCGTTTTCGGCTTAACGGGTCACCCGAGGTACCGGTGTAACACTTGTTACGCTCGTTACACTGCCTAGGTATCGTAGCCTATATAATTTAAATTTTTATACGGTATGTAGACCTATATGTTGGATGTGTTAC